TCATCTGTTGAGAGTAATTGGGTGTTCTTCTCCAACCATCGGATGAACCCCAATCGAGATTCAAAAGTTGTCTTCCATGGTAATGACTGGCAGTGGTGGGAGGATCTTCTCGATGGTGATGATGACTTTGATGACTTCAAGATTCGTTATGAAATTGGTACTCCTGGTTCTGAATGGGAGTATGAAGGAATCGAATGTTATGTCTACGATAGAGACAGACCTGAACCTATCATGATTGATATCATGGTTAGGGAGGGGTGTAATGAAAATATCTTTGATGATGTTTTCACTAATGCTATGTTGTTCCGAGCAGAATGTGGTCCCAAGACACCAGCAAGTAGCACAAACCAGCACAACATATCTGAAAGTGGTAAGTGTCATGGCGAATACACCAACTCAATCAATACTGTTCAGACGATCACAGCACAGAGGAGTGCTCAATTAAGTCTGAAAGCATTTGGCGCTATCATTCGTTCTCCTGAGTCTGAGAAGATCAAGTTTACTTTTAGATTGAAGAAGAATGGAAGTGTAGTTTTTGAAGGCATCTACTCAGTAAAGAACTGGCCGTTCATCGGACATAACTTTGCAGACTTTACTGTTGCTAAGGGTGATACAGTTACCTTTGAACTGGCGAACATCCGCAGAGGTCCGCTGACTGGTATGGCATCGATGGGTCTTGCTTTGTTTGATCGTGCTGCTCAGGTCTTTGAGAAACCATGGAACTTTGATGTTGGCACCACACCCAACGTTGGTGAGGCACAAGGTCGTACAGAGGTTGCTTCTGCTAATCCTAGAATCAATGGACAGACTGGTGCAAACATCACTTCTGGTGGTCGCATCAAGAAAGTCTCCATTCAACTGTGGGACTATCGACAGAACGAATGGACAGATAAGATCAGTGTTTGGGATGAGGGTCAGTTGGATACCAATGGATCTAATGGTCAGGCAGCAATATGGAATAGTGTTTACTATGCTGGTGACGAGTGGAACTCTTTTGCACCCAGTCATGGATTCTATGAGGACTCTGGTAACCGCAGAGGTCACGTTCTAAGCACTCAGATAGACTCCACAGGACCATCTTCTGCTTCTCCTAGTGTCAGAAGTGGTAGAGGTATCTATTACAACTCACTGTTTGAGCATGGTCGTGGTCTCATTTGTAAACCATCAGCAGGGAATCAATACTCTCAACTGAGAGACTATGTACACATGTCAAACTCTCAGGGATTCAACGCATGGTTTGCACAGTTCAGATCTTCTAGTGCCCTGAACACATACAACACCATCCAGTCCTTCGATTCCTACTACGCTACTGGTATAAATTCTGGTGGTGGATATCCTAAGGGATCTGCCGTGACATCTGGTGGACAATATAGTAAAATGTCCTTCATGCATGACTATATTCTTGGTGAGTATGGCAACAAGAAGAAATCGAATGCCGTAACAGGTAAACTTCGCATGGCATTCTGGCCATACACTGTCAAAGATTCATCAAGATCAAGCAACCCCAGATCTGGTAACAGTATCTACTGGGGATGTGCAATCGAACTCTTCGATGTTCTTGATGAAGGTTATGCATACTCCAAAGGTCAGTCCTTCGATCTTGAATGGCCACCTAGACAACCCAGGAAAGGGACGTATGAAGATGCTAACAGCAATCCCAGCACACCACACTACCCCAGAGATGCTAACTCTGGTGTAAATCTTCCTACGAGAATTCGTACAAAGACTGTGGGTGAGGATGCTGAGGACAGATTCAACAACTCTTTCCAACCTAAGGAAGCGATATACCAAGAGTCACACAACAGAGATTCTAATGTGTGGTATATTTGTCAATCAGATCGTGCCTTAGATCGCATCAAATTTAGAGTAACAATTGAGGAAGTTTATTAATGGGTAAAGGTTTTGGTGGTTCTCCTGGTGAAGAGAGGACCAACCGCCGTCTCGCTGACGGTGTGAGAAAACTCAGTGGTCTTGCAAAGATCCTTCGTAAGTATCCTGACGATCCTAAGGGTCGTAAGAAGATGCTGAAAGCATGGAAGAGATACTACAACGGAACTATGGGTGAGATTGAACGTCTCGATAACCCCGACATCGATAATCTCCAAGCAGCAGTTGAAGAACTGGAAACTGTGAACCCCGAGATGCCCACTGAACCTATCGAGATTGATCAGGAACCTACACCTGAACAGGTTGAAGCAATTAGAGACGCCATTGGTAAATGACATTTACATTATTGAAAACTCCTGACTCTCTGAACTATCGAGAGATCAAGAGACTGATTGTTGGACCTGACTTCCCTTGGTACTGGACTGACTTCACTGTGATGAATGCACAGCAGAGTGAGTTCAATACCGAGGGGTTTTATAGTCACGTCCTAGTGGGTCGTCCTAGATTTGGTAACATTGAAGGGCAACTGTTTCCTACCATGGGATCTCAGTGGACTCCTAGGATTGTTCCTATGATAGAAGAGATCTTTGCAGTCAATCAGGTCCCCGTTAACTGTGTGTATCGGATCAATGCCAACTGTGTCCACCCTGGGGAGCAACTCATGACCCCTCCTCACCTGGACCACCAGTTCCCTCACAAGAATATGCTGGTGTACTTGACAGACGCAGGGGGACCTACTATACTTACAGACGAGTCATTCCAAGAGACTGACTCCTTCCACCCAGAAGAGGATGACATCGTTGTCTTTGAAGGGTGGCATGGTATGATACCTCCGACCGAGAAGCGTCGAATTGTATTGGTTGTTACGTTTTCATAACACAACTGTCACACGCTTGACAATTTCTCGGTCTTTGGTATTATAAATAAGTGACCGTTGCTTAACGGTTTGTAACAAAGTGACCCCTCAACTACTCGGTGATCTTGTGCTACACTACACAGGCGATCGGTACAACCCGATCCATCATCTGCGGGTAACCACTCCGCAAGTAAATCTACGAGGAAATTAAAATGATTAAATCTGTTCTCGCAGCCGCTGCTGCTGCCCCCCTGTTCGCTGGCGCTGCTTTTGCAGGTCCCTATGTGAACGTGGAAGCGAACTCTGGTTTCTCTGGCAACGATTACTCTGGCACGACTACCGACCTGCACGTTGGTTACGAAGGTGCTCTGGGTGAGAGCGCTGGTTGGTATGTCCAAGGCGGTCCTAGCCTGGTCAGCCCCGATGGCGGCACCACCACCACTGAGTTCAGTGGCAAGGGCGGTCTGAGCGTCGCTGCTACCGAGCGTCTCTCCCTGTACGGCGAAGTTTCGTTCGCTACCGTTGACGGCGCTGACACTGGTTACGGCACCAAGGCAGGCGTGAAGTTCGCCTTCTGATTAGACGACTGATAATATATACAGGGGAGCATCGCTCCCCTTTTTTATTCTCTATTTCATTAAGACATGGCAAAGACTCCTGGTGGCACCGTAATCTACACACGTCCTGGTTGCCCATACTGTACAAAAATCAAAGAGGTTTACAGAATGAGAGGATGGCAGTATATTGAGTACGTCCTCGACCAACAATTCACTCGTGATCAATTCAAGCGTGAGTTTGGACAAGCAGCAACCTTTCCCCAGGTTCTGATCGACGGACAACGGACTGGTGGTTGCACTGAGTCCATTAAATATCTGAGAGAGAACAAGTATTTGTGATGAGTGCAATTAACGAAGCAGAACTCTACGAATTGATTGACAAGTCAATTGATCTTGCCATGACCGAGCAGAAATTTCTCTTCAAATTATATCCATACTTAAAAACAAATAAGTGGACACGTCGTCAGGTCAATGAGTTCATTGAATCTACGTCTGCTGCACAACTGAACGAGGTAATCCTTGATCTGGAAGGTTACATCAAGGGAGGTGACAAGACTCTCCGTGAGGCATATGGTTACATCCCCAAACCAAAAGCACGAAAGATCAAAGAATACCTCTACGGTATACTTGAAGACGCATGGAAATACCATGCCGAGCGCAAACCAGGACGCAAACCTGGCACTAAATTGTCAAGAAACCACAATAAATAGTTAAGGATTAACATAGGAGGAACACCATGGCAGATGCTTCATTTCTTTACATCGCCTTCTTCCTCACGATTGGAAGTTTCGTTCTGGGATTCATTGCTTCCTGGAACTTGAAGCATGTCTTCGACATTTGGGTAGACCGTGCAGATTATGCAAGGGTCGTCATGCATCCAGAGATGTACGATGAGAACGGAGAACTCACTGATCAACCCCTCATCTACTTGCACATCGATGAGGAAGATGATATGATGTATGACGAAGACGATTGAGGTCTAATGATTCTTGTTGATATGAATCAGGTTTGCATCAGCAACCTGATGGTTTCCTTGACGAGTACATCTACAACTATCAGCGAAGGACTGGTCCGCCATATGGTACTGAACTCTCTGCGTTTTTATCGCAGTAAGTTTGGTAAGGAATATGGTGAACTGGTCCTTTGTTATGACAGTAAGAATTACTGGCGTCGTAAAGAATTCCCTTACTACAAGGGCACCCGTAAGAGGGATCGTGAGAAGTCTAAACTTGACTGGAATGAGATCTTTGAAGTTCTGAATCACATTCGTGATGAGATCAGAGAGTATCTTCCCTACAAAGTCATTGATGTTGATGGTGCAGAAGCAGATGATGTCATTGCATCTCTGGTCAAAGATCAAGCATACCGAAACATCAGGTTGCAAAACAACATGCAACCCCCACAGAAAGTTCTAATCTTATCTGGCGATAAGGACTTCCAACAACTGCAAAAGTATAAGTTTGTATCACAGTACAACCCAATCCAGAAGAAGTTTGTACAATGTGAAGACCCAAAGCAGTATCTGTTGGAGCACATCATTAAGGGCGACCGAGGTGATGGCATCCCCAACTATCTGTCTGATGATGACACGTTTGTGGCGGAGAAAAGGCAACGTCCTATCTCCAAACTCAAACTTGCTCGCTGGGTTGATCAATCTCCCGAAGACTTCTGTGACAACGAGACCCTGGTCAACTATGAACGCAATAGGAAACTAATTGATTTCGATTGCATTCCTGATGCCGTGTATACGGACATCATAAATATCTTTGAATCTTCTGAACCCCCTGCTAGGGGTCAACTCTACGTCTATTTTGCTCGTCATGAGTTGAATGAGATGCTCGACAACATTACTGATTTTTGAAATGAAATTGTTAATCTCCGAAATCCTACAAAAGGCACACAACGCAAAGACCAAAGCAGAAAAGATCAAGATCCTCCAAGATCATCAGAGTGCAGCCTTGAAGTCTGTGCTTATCATCAACTACGATGAGAGTATTATCTCCATGCTTCCTGAGGGTACTCCTCCGTTCACTCCTAATGAGGCACCTGCTGGCACTGAGCACACCAAACTGGAACACGAAGCACGAATCCTTCACCACTTCTTTAAGGGTGGATCTAACATCAGTGGCATGAAGCGTGAGCAGATGTTCATTCAACTCCTGGAAGGTCTGCATCCTGATGAGGCAGAAGTCATCATCAAGGCGAAGGATAAGGAACTGGGTAAGCGTTACAAGGTCACTAAGGCATGTGTTGCTGAGGCGTTCCCAAGCATCCAGTGGGGCGGTCGGTCTTGAAGATTAATATAATCTACAAAGATTGCGACCCATCCTTAGGTCAAGATAGATCTCTTCCTTACACAGCGTATTTAATTGAATACCTGCAAGATGGTATCACCAAGTTCGATGTTGCTGTTGCTCCCAAGCGAGTTGACATCTTCGATCATTATTGGGACCACTATCGTCATGATTTAATTAACATGACGCAGACAGAGGGAAGAGTAAACCCTAAACTGTGGGGTAACAAAGGTCCTGATAAGAAAAAGAAATGAGCAACTCAGTTTACACAGTCAAATTAAATAAACCTGAGAACGAAGACGAAGATCCTAGCAGTGAAGCGAAACAGATGGCAGTGAATGCTACCATCGGTCTTCTCGGACTGATCTTTGCTCCCTTCGTTGTGTGGGCAGCATGGAATGTATGTATGCCTACACTCTTTGGACTTCCTGTGATAGGATACGTTCAGTCAGTAGGTCTCTACATTCTGTCCCGTGTGTTATTGAAATGAATCAAAAAGTATGTCTTGTATCTGTAACTCCTGATGCAGAAAAAACTATGGGGTATGTTGCTCGTGTAAGCAATCCCAACAATCAGGACAACCCTAAGGTTGCTGGTCTCCTTGGTTATTGTATCAAGCATGGACACTGGTCTGTGTTTGAGCAAGCACATATGACCCTGGAAATTAACACCACTCGTGGACTGGCAGCTCAAATTTTGCGTCACCGTTCGTTCACATATCAAGAGTTTTCTCAGCGGTATGCTGACAGTTCTATGTTGGGAGATGAGATCCCTCTGTTTGAACTTCGTCGTCAGGATACCAAGAACCGTCAGAACTCTATTGATGACATCGATCCTTGGACTAAACAGAAGTATGAGATTCTGATTCAGAATCATTTCAAGCAAGGTATGGATCTCTACAAGCAGATGCTTGATGACGATATTGCAAAGGAATGTGCTCGTTTTGTGCTCCCCTTGGCAACACCCACCAGACTTTACATGACGGGATCAGTGCGTTCATGGATCCATTATATAGATCTGAGGTCTGCACATGGCACTCAGAAGGAGCACATGGAGATTGCAGAGATGTGTAGGCAGCACTTCATCTGTCAGTTCCCAGACACCGCCAAGGCGCTTGACTGGTGCCCTGATGGAGACTGTGGATGCTCTCAGCACCTTGACGAGTGCAACTGCCTTCAACCATCATTGAGGATTGACTAATGAAACAGTATCCCTACGAGATCACTTATAAGATCCCCGCTTCGGGGAACAAAAGATTCACAAAAAGAATCGATGCATCTCACCAGCAAGAGGCCAAGCGTCTCTTTGAAGCATCTGTTCCGTCAGCAACTATCCTATTTGCTACACCACTACCAACGAACAAGAGGTAATATGCCTACCTACGAATTCAAAAACAAAGAAACTGGTGAGATCACCGAAGTTAGGTTGTCTATTCACGACCTCGATAAATACAAAGACGAGCATCCAGAACTAGAACGGTATCTTGGTAATCAAATCAATGGTACTACCTATGGTAAACCAAAGCAGTCTGATGGATTCAAAGATGTAATGTCTAAGATCCAGTCAGCTCACCCTGGTGCCAACCTCTCTCGATATACTTGATATGCCTGCAACCCGAAAGCGTCAGAAGACTCCGAACATGAATGGTATGACAGCCAAACAAATGCGAAGGAAGAAACCGATCAATCTTGATCACCTTAAAAGTATCGAACCCCTGACTGATAATCAGGAGAAGGTCTTCAATGCTTACGCCGAGGGCAAGAACCTAGTTCTGCATGGTGCTGCTGGTACTGGTAAAACTTTCATTAGTCTTTACCTTGCAATGCAGCAGGTGCTGGATCCTGAGTCTCCCTACGAGAAGATCTATATGGTCCGCTCCCTGGTTCCTACCAGAGAGATTGGATTCCTGCCTGGTGACCATGAGGATAAGAGTAATCTGTATCAGATTCCTTACAAGAACATGGTGAAATACATGTTCCAAATGCCTGATGATAATTCCTTTGAGATGCTCTACGATAATCTGAGAGCACAAGAGACCATCTCTTTCTGGTCTACCTCGTTCATTCGTGGCGTCACCCTTGACAAATGTATTATCATTGTGGATGAGTTCTCTAACCTGAACTTCCACGAACTTGATTCAATCATCACTCGTACTGGTGAAGACGCCAAGATTATTTTCTCTGGTGACTATACACAGTCAGACCTTATCAAGAGCAATGAACGTACAGGTGTGCTAGACTTCATGAAGATTCTGCAAACCATGCCTTCGTTTGAGTGCGTTGAGTTTGGTATTACAGATATCGTTAGGTCTGGTCTTGTTAGAGAGTACCTCGTTAGTAAAATTAATCTCGGATTTGGTTGATGAAAGTTTTTAATCATGTAGGTCCTGCCAAAGAGTTAGACGAACTTCAAAGCAAGACAGGTGAAAGAGGTCGCTTCTATCAAGCACCCAACGGTAACTGGTATCCCTCAGTGACTACTGTCGTAGGACACCAGTCTATTGAAGGCATCCGTAAGTGGGAGAAACGCATCGGTTGGACAGAGGCGGAGAAGATCCGTCGCACATCATCATGGAGAGGCACTAAGTATCATGGCATCGTCGAAAATTATCTCTTGGGCAACCTGGAAAAGGTTAAGGAAGGCGAAGGTCTTGCCTCGTACCTTTTTGGGTTTGCTCGTGCGACTCTCGATCGTATTGATAACATTCACTGTCTTGAAGCCCCTCTTTATTCTTCTGATCTATGCGTTGCTGGTCGTGTTGATTGCATTGCTGAGTTTGATGGTGAGTTAGCAATCATTGACTTCAAAACTACCAAGGAGATCAAGAAAGAGACTTGGTTGGAGAAGTATTTCGTACAAGAAGCAGCATATGCTTACATGTATTGGGAGCGTACTGGTGTAGAGGTAAAGAAACTTGTGACACTTAGTGTTGCAGAGAATGGGGAGACCCAAGTCGTACAAAAGTATGATAAGATACCTTACATCGATACTCTCTGCAAATGGATCAAAGATTACCGATACCATCAGGAGAGTGTCAACAAGTGAAAGAACTCGAAGAAAACTTCATGACTCAGAACAAATTTAGTGCTCTCGTTGAACATACTGTCCAAAATAATAATGGACTGATCAACTACATCGAAGCAGTTGCATCAGTCTGTGAAGAATATGAGATTGAATTTGAGATGGTCGGTAAACTTATTAGCAAACCCCTGAAAGACAAAATCAAAGCCAATGCCCAACAACTCAACTGCATCAAGCGAACAACCCGTGGCATCTTACCTATCTAAGTTGTCGCACTCCTTCGGTGGCACCGTGGAGAAGAACATTCCTGAGAATGTTGAGTGGATTGACGATGCTTTCTACATTATGAAGTCTCGTTTCGGTATGCACATCAG